CCTTTTTATTGAAATCGCGTATGTGAACCTCTACAGACTCGCGCGTTGGCCATGTCGCTCCGTCTTTCGGCAATGTTGAGAACCAGTAATCGATGGTTTGATGGTCGTCATTTTCGCGAATTTTCCACCGTACGACATAGCCCTTCATTCGTCGCTCACCTATGGATTGACAGATATTGTGATCATTGTACTGTTAAGGGAAACCTATATGTGGCAATTCATCGCAGGAATAGCAGTCGGCGCCTGGTGCATGTATAAACTTTGCAATCTCTAAATGCCGAAGAACCCCAAACAAAAGAAGCGCAAGCCGCTTCAGACGGTCATCAACGAACGGGTGTTAAGCGTCATTGAAGACCCTGACGTGATCCACTATGTCGCGCGAAAGATCATTCGTCGCCGGCCATCACTGAAGCTCTGGAAGACGAAGGACAAGAACACGAATCAAGATATGGTATACGTCATTTCCCTGCCCTGGTGGATCTGGAAGATCTGCCTGTGGGTAGTGCTCGCGCCGGAAGCAAAACAAACACCGAAATAATGGCTGGACGACCAGAGATGTATACCGAGGAGTTAGGAAAGACGATATGCGGACGAATTGCAACAGGAGAAAGCGTCCGTTCTATTTGCGCCGATGAGAAAATGCCAGCGGCTTCGAGCATCTTTCGATGGCTTTTGGATGAGGACAAGAAGCCATTTTGGGAGCAATACGCGCGCGCACGGGCTATTCAGGCCGAACTGATGTTCGAAGAACTACTTGATATTGCCGACGACAGCTCCGAAGACCTGCTCATCACGAAGCAAGGTCCCATGGAGAATAAGGAATTCGTGAATCGCTCAAAACTCCGCGTCGATACGCGCAAATGGTATCTCTCCAAGGTCCTGCCCAAGAAATTCGGCGACAAGCTTGATGTGACGAGCGACGGCAAAGCTTTACCAACCCCGATCTATGGAGGCAAGTCAGACCCAGAAAAAGTTTAGTTTCTCGGATACGACCGCTACTCGCAAGGTATTTGCGCTGCGCAAGCGCATCCGAGCAATTGCCGGCGGGACATCGGCCTCGAAGACCATCTCAGTGCTGATATGGCTTATTGATTATTGCCAGTCTCATCACAGCAAGACCGTTTCGATCGTTTCAGAGTCTTATCCACATCTTGAGCGCGGCGCGATGCTCGACTTCGAGGGCATTATGAAGGACCGCCGATATTGGGACGACAATCGCTGGAATCAGACAAAACACACCTACACGTTCGAGACCGGTTCCCGGATGGAGTTCTTCTCCCCGGACACGTACGGCAAAGCGCACGGCCCGCGCCGCGATGTTCTGTTCATCAATGAAGCGAACAACCTCGATTACAAGATTGCCGACCAGCTCATCGTCCGCACGCGCGAGATCGTATGGATGGACTGGAATCCAACAAATGAGTTTTGGTTTTACACAGAGATGCAGAGCAGGCGCGATGACATCGATTTCATCACGCTCACATATCTCGATAATGAAGCGCTCGATAAAACGACCGTCAAAGAAATTGAGTCCCACAAGGATCGCAAAGCATGGTGGCAGGTATATGGGCTCGGGCAATTGGGCGAAGTGGATGGCAAGATCTATTCGAACTGGCAGATCATCGATTCCATTCCGTATGAGGCCAGGCTGGAACGGTACGGATTGGATTTCGGCTATTCGAATGACCCCACCGCGCTCGTGGCCGTGTACAAATATAACGGCGGGTATATCGTTGACGAGATCCTGTATCAAAAGGCCATGAGCAATAAGCAGATCGCCGACACTCTGCTCAATCTTCCCCGCGCATTGGTGATTGCCGACAGTGCCGAGCCAAAATCTATCGACGAGATCAAAAGCTACGGCATCAACATCATTGGTGCGGCGAAGGGCAAGGATTCAGTGAATAACGGTATTCAGCTTGTTCAGGCGCAACCCATATCGATGACGAATCGCTCACTGAACGTCATCAAGGAATATCGCAATTACTTATGGATCATCGATCGCGATGGCAAGGTGACGAACGAACCAGATCACGAGTACAGCCATTCAATGGATGCGATACGTTATCCGGTCGTTTCGCTCAAGAATTCCGTGAGCTATATGCCCGCCCCCACCACAGGACTCGTGAAGAATTATCCGGGGATGCCGGGGTAGTTATCCACACCCCTTGCGTTATCTCACAGAGTATTCATAATTAGCGTAAACGAGGTCGAACGTTCCCCTTCATGCCCGTTCAATCTCGCTCCATCGAATCCATCCAGAAGAACTACCAGGCGGATTTGAATTGGCGGTTGCGCCGGCACCCAATGTGGACCACGAGCTACGAACTGTATCGCGACACGGTCATCGTGAACCGCCTCACCCAGCGGCAGAGCGTTAATGTGCCGTACATGAAGAAGACGCTCAAAACGTATCTCACGCAGACCAATTGGCCGGTTGATAACGAGTACGAAGACAAAGGCAACGATGGACAGAAGGCGCTCTTTCTCAATGCCTATTGGGAGGAATGCGCCGACCGCTTGCGACTGGACATCCTTGAGGAAGTAGATCGCAAGCAGGAATGGCTTTACGGCCGGTCGTTCATGAAACTGAACATCATTGATGGCTGGTTCCACATGGAGGTCATCGACCCGCAGGATGTGTTGGTGGACCGATACGCGAATCCGTGGGACATCCAATCGGGCCGCAGAATTACTCATATCGGGATCTATCGCACCCTCTCTGACATCGAGCGCAATCCGCTCTACGACACAGCGGCGACCAAGCGTTTGCGCGAGTTCTTTGCGACGCAAACAGGACTCGTGAAGGCCGGTCAAAATGCGTTAGCCGTCGCCGATCGCGTGGAGCGCATGAACGAGCTCGGCACTCCTGATGCGGCGAATCCAGTGCTCGGCGAGACCTACGTTGAATTGAACGAGTGCCAGCAGAAAGTATGGGACCCGGCAAAGAAGAAAGATGTCGTCATGGTCATCGTGACTGGCAATGGTACCGAGATCCTCATGCAGAAACCGCTTGAGGATATTTTGGGTATCAATATCTTCTCGTGGGCATCGTGGGCAGGCGACACCGAACGGACTGACGTATGGAGCGACGGCGGCGCTGACTCGGTACGCGGATTGAATCTCGTTGCGAATGCGCGCTGGAGTCAGAAGGTTGAGAACGGCACACTCGCGAACTACGGGATGCATTTTTATGATTCGACGCTCAAGGAAGGCTGGACTCCGATTGGATATGATCCTGCGCCGTTCGGCTTCTATCCGCTTCCCGGCAAACCATCTGACGTTCTTCAGAGTGTCACTGTGCCGGAGATGGGCGAAGTATTTAACGAGCTCGATTTCATCGAGAACGCGATCGGCGGCGTTGCCGGCACTCCGCCCATTGCGAGCGGCGAGAACGATCCCAATGATAAGGGCGATCAGACTGCCGAGGAAATTATGAAACTTGCCCAGGCCGCAAAGGATCGGGCAAAGAACGTTTCGAAATACCACAAACGGTATTGGCAAGACATCGGAGACATCTTTGTCGCGCTCGTCATGGCGAATGGTGACACGATGGAAAAACCGACGCTCCACAAAAAAGGCCCGAGCGGCAAGTTCTATCCGAAGACGTTGGATCTCGCAAAGACATTCTCGAAAGACGGCTACAAGGTAAAGGTCGGCTCAAAGGCCGATAAGGAATCAGACAGTCTGCAGACAATCCAGAAGTTCCAAGTCGCGACGGCCCAGTTCCCGAACAACATCCCATTACAGAAGATCCAGCAAAAGAACACGCTCGATTGGCTCGATCTCACGCCTGAGCAGAAGATCGAGGTCATGAACTTTCAGGCGCAAGCACCGGCGACGTTACCGGGCGCTCCGCCGGGTCAGCCTGGACCGCAGCCGAATCAGCCAGTCGCAGCCTAAACATAACCTTTAACTACAATGCAATCCCCCTACTCAGTGTTCAAATCAAATGCCTCAGTTCCTACAGCGCAGGTCACCCTCGCAGCCGCAGGAACGAGACAGCAGCTCTCAACGGTTTCCGTTCCGTGTGCGAAAGTTTTCCTTGCCGCCGGCCAGAATAATGGCGGCATCCTCACCGTTGGAGACTCATCCGTCGTCGCAGCTTCGAGCGGCCACAGCGGCGCGGATATGCAACCTTCCGGCGGTTTCACGATCGAGATCGACGATCTATCAAAAATCTGGTACGACGGCACGAACACCGGCGATACCGTTTCATTCTCTTTTCTCGCCTAACATGAAACACATCCTTAAATACATCCTTCCGGCGCTCATCGTGGGATCAGCATTCCTCGGTGTCGCGCATGCCCAGGTATCAATTCCGCCCGTCGTTAAAAAGGTCGGCACGAACATTGTCCCGGTCGCCTCAGGGACGACCATCGGCAGCTCGACAGTGAACGGCGCGTTCAATAATCTGAACGTCTCAGGAACGTGCACAGGATGCAACGCCGGCGGAACGACCACCTCGACGATCAACGGCGTCACGGGTCCGACATTCACGTTCTCCGTTGTCTCAACCAGCTCGGCATCATCCGTCACGACTTCTAGCCAGCAGGTGTTCCTGAATCTCTTGAAGTACACAAGTTCGACCGACATCACGATCTCTTCGACCGGCACGATCGTCTTCGCGAACCACAACATCTCGCAGTTCACGAACGATTCCGGCTACATCACGGCCACGCCGAGCGGCATATCTAATACCGGCAACGTGACGAGCACCACATTCACCGCGAACAGTACTAGTTCTCCCTCGGTTATCACTGACTTCGATACGGTCCTCTATGCATCCGCGAACGAGCAAGGTTTGGATCATGGAACGTACGTGAACACCCTTTGCACTGCCGGAGTTGCAAATGCAAGTTCCGTAGCGATCATGTTTCCGCAGGAAATAATCGCATCTTCTTCATGGACGGTTCCCATTACGGATAATAAAGCCGGCGGCAAGTGCGCGTTTTATGGACAAGGCAATGCTACGCAGTGGAACTACGGCGGAGCGAATGGAACCGTTGCGGTGCTCTTTGATGCAAGCATCACAAACAAGCATCGCCCAAGCCCGTACATCTCGAAGATCATGATCACAAACGGCAACGGCAACGTGGCGAGTTCGACCGGGCCAATTGGCGTGCAGTTCGGTTCTACGAACGGCGCAGACATGGCAACCGCAGACACATTCTCGGTTTCCAACTTCGGCATTAATGTCCTTTTTGGAGCCAATACCTACGGGGCACAGATCACTGGCCTTATTTCCCAAGGTGGCGGCGAGTTGTGGCACGTGAACGGCGCATCGAACTCAGGCGAGGGAATTAACTGCGATAAATGCCACTTGGCCGATTCCGGAAACGGCAATGCCAGCGACACGATCGTTTGGGCAGCTAACTCCGTCGAAAAGGGTTCAATCACCAATTCGCAAATGGATATGGCCGGAACATACATTGGTTCTGGAGTCCTCTCCCTCATCTATGACAATGACACATTCGAAACCTCAAATCCCACTGCCTACCCACCGTATGACATCATCGACCAGCAGTCATCGGCGAATGGAACGAATTTCTTCCTCACCAATTCTCAGATAATGCAGGATGCGACCTCGACCGCCGGAGGGCTTGCGACGGAGTTCATCAACTGCGGAAGCAATATGCAGATCGAAAATGTTGCCGTAAATAAGAATGCGAGCGCGACGACCACGCCTCGATTCTTAAACAACACGAATAGCACGGCGAACTGTAATGCTACTTTCAAGGGGGTTATAAACACACTTAACACGGCCTATACCGCACTTGGCCCGTCGGGAAACTCCGCAGTCACTGATGCGACGCAGATTCTCACGTTACCTCGTGGAGGATTTATTCAGGGCTGGGTTGCATCAAGCTCGAATGAGTATTGCGGTGTCAATGGTAATGGCTGCTGGATTTCAAACACCATTCCTTCTGGCGGCGGCAACACGACTTCTCGGACGCTCATTGGCACGAACGGCACTTCGACCGCAACGCTTCAGGTAAAGAGTTCGGTCAGTAGCACGATCATGGTTGGAGATAACAATGTCGTGGGTTGCTACGAATGGGGCTTGTCCTCGGGCGTGCTTTACGTCTACGGCACCTCGACTGCCGGAGGATCTCTGATCGCTACCACGACGAAGCCCGCGTCAAACATCTGTATGTAATATGCTCGACCAAATCCTCCAAAAACTAGGGCTCAAATCCATCGACGACCTCAAACCGGCCGAGCGCGACACGTGGATGCAATGGGCAGTCATCCTCGAAAAGCGCGACATCACGATCGATGACCTGAAGAAGTTCCTCCCGAGAGAATTGGAGCGCGCGAACGTGGAGCTCCGCAGCTTCGAGAATTCGCCCAAGAAGGATTCCTATTACAAAGCCTATGGCGACATCCTCGCCATGCTCACGAAGTTCATCGTCTCTCCGGAGACCGAACGAGATCAACTACGCTCCATGCTGAAGAAAAAGTATGGAATTGAATAAAAGGTCGCAAACCACATTAATACTCACATGATTGTAAAAATCACAGCAGTCTACGAAAATGGAGTTGAGGCAGTCTTCACCGGCGAACCAGTCGATCTATTATCGATTCCGACTGACTCCCCGGAGCCCCAAAGTGAGGAACGCGCCGAGTAGTCATGGACACCGAATCACAGAAACTCTTCGACCGGTTGGTCAGGCTCAGCCCACAGGATCTCTGGGAAGCCGACGTAGCGTTCCTCAAGGCTCGGCAAGAATATCTTTCCGAATCGGAGAGAGTATCATTCGCCGCGATCCTTGACGAGCCGAAGCCTGAACCGAAGCCGAAGAAGAAAGCAGAGTAGCTGTACACATTGCCAAATATCGAACGGCAATCATAATTAAATTAATGCCAAACGTCTAAACGACACGGCACCCAATCAAATGCCAGAAGATCCAAACCTCGAACACGAGACGGACGAGGTCAAGCCGGAGACCGAAACACCAGCACCGACGATAGTTGAGACGCCGATCGTCAAACCCGAGGACACAGTCGATTTCTGGAAACAGAAGTTCTCTGATTCATCGAGAGAGGCGCAATTGCTCGTCGAAGCCGAAAGGCAACGGCAGCAAGCCCAACAGGAATTGACAAAAGATCCAACCGATTCGGACTACCGGGCAGCATTCCCGGATTGGGATCTACTCGACGACAGCCAGAAAGCCGACAAGCGGAGACTACTGAACGCAGAGAGGACGGCCTCAAAGGCGGTGCAGATCGCACAACAACTACAGTCTAAAGAGTCCTGGAACACGAGCCTTGAGCTCGCCATCGCCTCGACCCCTGCCTTACAAGGCAAAGAAGACGCCTTTAAGAAGTTCGCCTCCAAACCTCAATACCGGAATGTTCCTACAGAACTTCTCGTCTCCAGCTTCCTCGGAAATACCGCTCCCGCCGATGCACCCACTTCGACACCACGACCAGCCTTATTGACTGGCAATGGTGGCCCGCGTACATCCGAAAAGCCACAACACATTTCAGCAGCCGATCTCTCGGCGCTCCGCAAGAGCGACGAGAAAGCGTACATAGCATACGTCAAGACGCATCCGATCGACGTTGATAGTTTGTAGCCTTTAGCGACGGTTGGGGTTTAACACAACACCAATCCAATGCCTAGTGCATACGCAACAAAGCTCGCAGAAGCCTTCTCCGCGAAAGTCTCGAAAGAGATGTACGCGAATTCACTTTTTGACAATCTTGTCAATCGCGATT